CCGCACCCGCTGTCGATCGTGATCAGCACGCAGGCGCCGACGAGTGCCGATCTGCTGTCGCAACTGATCGACTACGCGCAGACGGCGGCCGACCCGACGATGAAGCTGGTGCTGTTCGACGCGCCCGAAGATGCGCCGATGGACGACCCCGGCACGTGGCGGCTGGCGAACCCAGCGCTCGATGATTTTCTCAACATGGCCGAAATCGCCAAGCTCGCCGAGAAGGCGATGGCGATGCCGAGCTTCGAAAGCACCTTCCGCAACCTGCATTTGAACCAGCGCGTCTCGGCATTGTCGCAACTGTTTTCGCAGAGCGTATGGCAGCAGAATGGCGGTGAGCCGGATCTGGATGCGTTTGGCGCTGGCCCGGTTTATGGCGGCCTCGACCTGTCGTCGCGGCAGGATCTCACGGCGCTGGTGCTGGTGGCCGAGGGACCGAGCGGCACCTGGAACGTCTGGCCGCATTTCTGGACGCCGGCCGATACGCTGAGAGAACGCGCGGCGCGGGACCGGGCGCCGTATGATTTGTGGGTGCGGAATGGATTGATCACCGCGGTGCCGGGCGTGACGATCGATTATGGGTTCGTCGCGCAGCGACTGGCGGAAATCAAACAACAGTGCACGATCCGCTCTATCCAGTTCGACCGCTGGCGCGTCGGCGAGCTGAAAGCGGCGATGGTCGGGATGGGCGTGAATGTGCCGCTCGACGAATGCGGCCAGGGCTATCGCGACATGGCGCCGGCCCTCGACGCGCTGGAGACGGTGGCATTGCAGCACCGGCTGCGCCACGGCATGCACCCGGTGCTGACGATGTGCGCTGCGAACGCCACCGTCGTCACCGACCCGGCCGGCAACCGCAAGCTGGAAAAGGCCAAGAGTAGCGGCCGCATCGACGGGATGCAGGCGCTGGCAATGGCTATGAAGGCCGCCACCGCGAACACGACCCGGCCGTTTAACGTCCGCGCGCTGATCGGATAGAGACATGGAACTGCGTGTTAAACAAACCGCGGCGCCACCGCCCGCGGCGAACCCGCTTGAGTTCGTGATGAGTGATGGCAGCGTCGATCGCATGGGCGACGTGATCGAGCCGGACGGCTGGCGGCTGGATAATTTCCAGCGCAATCCCGTGGCGCTGTTCGGTCACAACGCCAGCTTTCCGATCGGCAAGTGGCACGACGTCGGCGTGCGCAAGGGGCAACTCACCGGCCGCCTTGAATTGCTCGATCCCGTCTCCGACCGCATGCGCGAGATCCACGCTGCCGTCGCCGGCGGCGTGCTTCGCGCCGTCTCGGTCGGGTTCCATTCCGACAACGTCGAGCCGCTGAAATCGGGCGGCATCCGTTTTGTCGAGGCCGAGCTTGTAGAATGCTCGCTCGTCTCCGTACCCGCCAACCCGAACGCATTGGCGATCGCCAAGTCGCTCGGCATCTCCCGCGAGGGGCAGCAACTGATCTTCGGCGTGTCAGCCGAACCCGATCAGCCGCCAGCACCGTCGCGCAAACCCATCGGCGTGCCAGCCGGAACCGATCCCCTTTTCCGAAAGCACAAACCGATGAACCAGTTATCCGAACGCATCCAAAACGCGCAGGGCGAAATCACCGCCTATCGCGATCAGCTTGCCGTGCTCGACCCCGACGACTTGACCAAGTCGGCCGAACTGACCGATCGCATCGAGATGGTGCAGAACCAGCTCGGTATCTGGGAGCGAGCCGAAAAGGCGCTCGGCAATGTCAGCGAGCCGATGGCGATCGCCTCGCCGCGCGTTGCCTACAATCCGCCGGCACACGCCGCCGGGCCGAAGCTCTGGGCACAGCCGAAGAAGCAGGAAGAGCCGGGCTACCTGATGCTGCGCCACATGACCACGAAGGTGGTCGCGTATTGCAAAAAGATCTCGTTGCAAGAGGCGCTTCACGAACGCTACGGCAACTATCCCGATTTTGAGCCGACCAAAGCGGTGCACGAGTGGTTTAGCCGTGCCGCCACCGCGCCAGCGACCCTGACCGGGTCCGGCTGGGCCGACACATTGGCGACCACGACCTACGGCGAGTTCCTCGATCTGCTCTATCCGGGCTCGATCTACGGACCGCTGTCGTCGCGCGGCTTCCGGGCAACGCTCGGCCGGTTCGCCGTGCTCAGCATGCCGACCCGAAGCGTCAGCGCTTCGGTCGCGGGCTCGTTCGTCGCCGAAGGGGCGCCGATCCCGGTACGTCAGGCCGCCTTTGTGCCGGTCACCATCGGCCTCAAGAAAATGGCGGTGATCTCGTCCTATACGCGCGAGATCGCCGAGCACTCGAACCCGCAGATCGAGGGCATTCTTCGCTCGCTGATCGCCGAGGACACCTCGATTGCCATCGACACGATCCTGGTCGATGCCAACCCCGCGACCGCGATCCGGCCAGCCGGCCTACGCAATGGCGTCGCCGGCCTGACGCCGACTGCCGGCGGCGGCTTCGCCGCGCTGGTGGGCGACATCAAGCAGATGGTCGCGGTGCTGGCGAGCGCCAACAGCCTGCGCACCCCGGTTTGGATCATGAACCCGGCGCAGGCGAACTCGATCGGATTGACGGCCACTGCGAACGGGGTGTTTCCGTTCAAGCAGGAAATCGACGGTAATATGCTGCAAGGCTACCCGGTGATCGTCTCGTCGACGTGTCCAGCGACCACCGTGATCCTGCTGGATGCCGCCGATTTCATGTCGGTCAGCGGTGACGAGCCGCGGTTCGAGGTGTCGGACCAGGCGACGCTGCACTTTGAGGACACCACGCCGCTGCAACTGGTCACTGGAGCGCAAGGCAGCGGTGTCGTCGCATCGCCGTCACGGTCGATGTTCCAGACCGACTCGCTGGCGCTGCGGATGGTCCTGCCGATGAACTGGGCCATGCGGCGCAGCGGCGTGATCGCCTGGATCACGGCGGTCACTTGGTAGCACGGCGGTACACATGGCGGATTCCGGCGCGGTGGTTGCTGCGCCGGATCGTCACCAAAGGAGGCGATGATGCCGAAAGAGGCGAAAGAGGCGAAAGAGGACGACCTGACGCCGTACCCGACCCAGGAGCAAGCGAACGAGATGGTGGCGGCGGTAGCCGGCCGGGCGATGCCTCTGGGAGATCCGAGGATCGTCGCCCGCGACGGCGACGACCTCACCCCGGTGATGACGCAGGCGCAAAATGACGTTGCCCTGCTGATCGCCAGTGGCCCGCCGCCGGGATCGCAACCACCGATGAACAAAGACGTGCCGTTTGTCGATGGCAGCGCCACTGTTGGCGGTACGCTCAACTGCACGATGGGCAACTGGACCGGCGAGCCGACCGGCTACAGTTACGCCTGGAGCGCTGCCGGCGCCGCCGATGCGGCCACATACGTGGTGCAGGCAGCCGATGCCGGCACCTGGATAAGCTGCGTGGTGACGGCAACCAACGCCAACGGCTCGACTGCCGCGGCGCCGTCGAATGCGGTCGCCATCGATGGCGCCGCAGGCACTCAGGCATCCCGCCGCCGTGGCTGAACCTACCGCGCTGGCGCGTATCACCACCGCGCTTGCCAGCGTCTTCCGGCCGCGTGCCAAGCAGCAGATCGGCAACGGGTACCTGCTGCCGCTCGGCGGCGGCATCATCCCGACCGACTGGCCGACCAATTTCTGGCAGATGGGCTATAACCCGCTGCCGGCCGGCGGCGGTGCGGTGGTCTACGCCTGCGTCGCCGCCTATGCCCAGACCACCGCGATGTGTCCCGGCACGCACTGGCGCAGCACCGGCGACGGTGGCCGCGAGCGCGTCGCCACATCGGCACTGTCTCGCATCCTCAAACGGCCGAACAATTATCAATCGATCAGCGACTTCCTGCTCAACCTGACCGGCGCGCTCTACGACACCGGCAATGCCTACGCGCTGGCACTGCGCAACAACCGCTATGAGGTCGCCGAGCTGCACCTGATGGATTCGCGTATATCGGCGCCGCGGATCGCCACCAACGGTGAGATCTTTTACAACCTGTCCGGCAACCCGATCATCGACAACAGCATCCCGCACGACGCGCTGACCGCGGTGCCGGCCCGCGACGTACTGCATATCCGCCTCGACACCCGCAACAACCGCTTCCGGGCATTGATCGGTGAGCCGCCGCTGACGAGCGCGCTGCTCGATATCGCCGCCTCCAACAGCATGGTGCAGCAAGCGCTGTCGTACAGTCAGAACCAGTCGCGCCCGAGCGGCGTGCTGATGACCGACGAGGTGCTGGAAGAAGCGCAGACCAAGGAATTGCGGGCGCGCTGGGAGGAAGTCACCACCGGAGCCGGCGCCGGCCGCACCCCGATCCTCACGGGCGGCGTCAAATGGGAACAGACCGCCACCACCAGCCGCGACGCGCAACTCGCCGAGATGCTGCAAATCACCGATGGCCGCATCGCCTCAGTCTACCGCATGCCGCTCGAGCTGCTGTCGCTGTACACGCAGCAGGGGGCCCCGAAGGCGGCCAGCACCGAGAACCTGATGCGGTTCTGGATCGCTTCGGGCCTGGGCTTTTGCCTCAACCATATAGAGGAAGCCATCGGCGGCTTTTTCGGCCTCGCCGGCTGGCCCGACGAGTATCTCGAGCTGGATACCGCTGCGCTCGAGCGCAGCAACCTGAAGGATCGCATCGCGGCGCTGGCGCAAGGCGTCCAGGGCGGCATCTTCTCGCCGAACGAAGCCCGCCGGCTTGAAGACTTGCCGGAAGCGGAAGACGGCGACGAGCCCAGGGTCCAACAACAGGTCGTGCCGCTGTCGGCGTGGTCAACCCCACCGCCAGCAACCCCGGCACCGGACGCGCCAGCTTCGTCGCCGCCTAGCGATGCCGCCGAGGCGTCGCCCTCCTCACCCGCCGGGAACCTCCCGAATGCCAATCAATTCGCCGATAGCATCCTTCGCGCCGCCGCCCGGTATGATGCCCGACCCGCTGCATGACGGCTTCGCCGACGCGCTCGGCCAGGTGCTCGCCAGCGAGCGGCGCGAATGGCAACGCGAGCGCGACCTCGCCAGCATCGAGCACCGGCGTATCGTCGCCGAGCTGCAAGCCGAGATCGCCAGTTTCAAGCTGGACCTGCACCTGCTGGTTCATGAAAAGCTCGCCGGCTTGCAGGATGGCCCACCAGGGCCGCAGGGAAGCCCAGGAGAGCGCGGAGAGCCTGGCGAGGCTGTCACAGGCCCACCCGGCGAACAGGGCATTCCTGGGCCGCCAGGAGAGCCGGGCCCGCCGGGGCCGGAACCCTATGCCGGTGAGGTCTGCGGCCTATACGATCCGGCCCGCAGTTATCGGATGTTCGATCTCGTTTCGTGGCACGGCTCGGAATGGCGCGCGCGGCACGACGATCCCGGCCCTTTGCCTGGTGACGGGTGGGCGTTGTCCGGTCAGGCCGGCTCGCGCGGCAAGACCGGCGAGCGGGGCGAACGGGGGCCACCCGGCCCAGCCGGCGCCACCATCGTCGATTGGGCGATTGAGGACTATCGCGCCGCGCCGATCATGAGCGACGGCAGCACCGGTGCGGTGCTCGATGTGCGGAATTTCTTCGAGCTGTTCCACCGCGAAAGCGCCGGCCGGCGATGAGGCCGCTTTTCAGCCAGGTTTCGGTGCCGGCAACCGACCGCACCCTGGTCAGCCTGGACGATCTGCGCGAGCAACTGCGCATCCGACCGGCCGATACTGCTAACGACGAATGGCTCGCCAAGGTGATCGACCGCACCTCGCGCCAGGCCGAGCGCTACTGCAACCGCATCTTCGTCATGCAGACCTATCTCGACACCTTCCGCGGCGGCAGCGGCGGCACCAGCAGCGAACCGCTGATATTGTCACAGGCGCCGGTCGATCCGGCCTCTATCGTGATCAGCATCGATGGCGCAGGCCTGACTGCCGCCGATCTCGGGCTCGATCAATACGCCGGCCTGGTCTACCGCCTCACCGAACCGTTCCAATGGCAGAGCACAACGTCGCTGACGGTGTCCTACGCTGCCGGGTTCGACCCGGTGCCGTTCGATGTCCAGCAGGCGGTGCTCGATCTGTGCACGATGGATAATTCGGCGCGGGGTCGCGACCCGATGCTGCGCGCCACTGAATCGCCCGGCCTCGGCCGCCAAGAGTTCTGGGTCGGCGGCGTTCCCGGCGGCACCATGATTCCGCAGGACATTGCTTCGCTGCTCAACCCGTATCGGCGCGGCTTGGTCGGATGAACCGCGAATTGATCATGGCGGCGCTGTTCAACAAACTGACGGCGCCGCCCATGGTGTTTAATTTCACCGCCGACACCACGACGGGAAGCGCCACACTCGCCAATGTCAGCGACGCCACCGGGCTTATGATCGGGATGCCGGTGGCCGGCGATGGCGTCCCGGCCGACGCGACGATCGCCACGATCGCGCCAGCCGTCACGATATCACTGCCGGCCATCGCCGACCGCAGCGACTCGCCGCTGACGCAAGGTTTTCAGACAGCGGCCAGGCGCCTCGCCGATCCCAACACCGAGCAGGATATGCCGGCGCTCTATCTGATCGAGCTTGGCGAATTGCACATCTGGGAAGGCATGAAGCCGCTGGTCCAATTTGATTGCCAGGCGTGGATCTACACCAAGGTTGGAGCCACCCAGGGCGCGGTACCGGCGAGCATGCTGAACGTGCTGCTCGACGGCATCGAGCGGGCGCTCTACCCGACGCCGCAGAGCTTCCGGCAGGAGCTCGGCGGGCATGGCGTGCTTTATTGCCGGATCGAGGGCGAGGTGCAGAAAGATCCCGGCCATATCGGCGGGCTCGCCAGTGTCACGATACCGCTGCGCATCCTCGCCGGGTTGAGCTGATTAAATGGCCGACCTTAATCTCACCGTCGACGCATCTAGCATCACCCGCTTCGCTCTCCGCTTCGACGAAATCACGCCCGCGTTGCAAGCCAAGCTGAAGGTGGCGATCAGCCGGATCACGCACGAGCTGCTGGCGCGGGTCAAAGCTGCCGAGCCGGTGCGCACCGGGCGGTTGCGCGCGGCGACGAACGCCTATGTCGACGAGCGCCCGAACTTCGTCCGCGGGCGGGTGCGCATCAGCCGCGGGCACGGCGATCTGGGCGCCGCCTTCGGTGCGCTCGAATACGGCGGTCCTGGCTCGCGACGCAGCGGCCCGGTTGCCGTCGCGGCATCTCGCCGTGGTGGGGTTGCGGTCGGGGCCTACACCCGGCGCCGGCCCCACATCAGAGCGCGGCGATTCCTGCGCGGCCCCACGGCGGCAATGCGGCCGACCATCAAGGCCGAGCTAGAGGCGGCCATAGGGCAGGCGATCAACGAGTTCAGCGTGGTGAAATAGGAGGAAACTATGGCCGACCCGGAATTGGAACCACGCGTGGTGACGCCCGGCACATTCAACATCCTCGCCCAGAATGAAGTCTTCGCGAAGGTTAAATTCGTCGGCGGAAATGCGCAGGGGCCGCAGCTTACCGTCGAGTTGCTGCATGTCATGTTCCGGCCGGCCAGCGCAGGGATCGGGCTCATCCAGGCCGATGCCTGGGGCGAACTACAGGTGAGCGCCGAGGTGCTGGTGGACAGCACCGGCATCTTCGGCACCATCACCCATCCCGACAAGACCCTCGTCTCGCCGCTCACCTCGCAATACTACAACGGCAAGGGCGTCGTCTCGATTCAGATCCTCTCGGGAACGACACCTGACGTCGCCTATGTGGACATCGGTAACGTACCCGTCTTCGAGTTCGCGCCGACCATCAACACATTGGCGCACTTTTCCTCCAGGCTCGGCATTCGCAGCAAAGACCTCGAAATCATCACCGAAAAGAGCGCGGTGCTGAACATGACGATGGAGGAGTGGACGTATCGCAACCTGTTGCTGGCGTTCCTCGGCGCCTGATAGCGCGATGGTATCGCTGGTCGACATCATCCCGCAGACCCGCCGGGTCCGCATCAACGGCGGCGAGGTCGAACTGCGCGGCCTCGGCCTGCGCCATATCGCCGATCTGTTCGTCCGCTTCCCCGAGCTTCGCAAATTGTTCGTCGATGGCGCACCCGAGATGGACATGGACCTGCTGATCGCCGGGGCGCCGGATGCAGTGGCCGCGATCATCGCCACCGCTGCCGGCCAGCCCGAGGCCGAGCACACCATCGCCGACGCTTTGCCTATCGACGAAATCATGGATTGCCTGCTGGCGGTGCGCGACCTCACCATGCCGAACGGCCCTGCCCCTTTACTCGACCGGCTGACACGACTGCTCGGCGGCACCGTCGACGTCGGCCAATTTGGCAGGGATCAGGATACGAATATGCCGCCGTTGCCGAGCAGTTGATCGCGCTCGGGCACAATCCCCGCGAGGTTATGGACTACACGCCCCGGCAAGCGAATGCCTTTGTGCTGATCGCGTCGCACCGCAGGCGGCGTGAGCTTGCCGAGCAACTGAACTTGAATGCGCTGGCGGCGCAAGGCGATGGCAAGGCAATCCGCGAAACCATGAAGCAGCTATCTGACGATGCCTGACAATCTAACCGTCACGATCGGCGCCGATACCAGCCAGCTCCGCGGGCAGATCAAGCTCGCGACCGCGGAATTGCAGAACCTCGGCCGCCAGGTTAACGCCGCAGTCAGAGCGGGCGATACCGCGACCGCGAAGGAGTTGTCTCAAACATTCGGGGTGATGCAAGCCAACCTGGCCGGGCTGAATAAAGAGCTAAACGCCACTGCCGGGGCGATGAATAACGTCAGCCGGAGTTCGTCTGTGACGACCCGGAGCTTTAAGTCGTTCCAGGGCGCTGCAATGGCGCTCGGGAAGACCATGGGCGGATTGCAGACCGGATTTCTCGCCTTTGGCGCGGTGCTCGGGGCGCAGTACCTCGGGAAGCTGATCGGCGATACCGTCGACGCGCTCAACAAGCTGCAACAAACCGCCAGCAACACGAACCTAAAGCCCGAGCAGGTTAGGGCATTTCAAGATTCGATGCTCAAAGCCGGGATCAGCGTCGACCAGTCAGGGCAAGCCTTACTAGGCTTCAGCAAGCTGGCAACCGAAGCCCGGATGAAAGCCGGCCTTCTCGGCGACAATTTCGGGGTTGTCGTCAAGAAAGGCGCTGAAGGTGCCGAGAGCGGCATCATCAGGATGACCGGCGCGACGAGCCAGTTCATACGGGTACTGCGCGGCGGCACATCCAATGCCATCACCGATATTTCCGAGCCCTTCAAGGTGCTCGGGATCAATGTGGAGAGGTTCGGCGGCCGACCGCTTGAGTTGCTGAAAGAAACCGCGAAGGCGCTGCAAGACTTCAAAAAGGCGGTGCCGGAAGCTGCGCCGGGGTTGGGCCAATCGCTGTTCGGTGCCGATTGGGACAAGATCAGCCAGCAGATCGCGGGCGTTCTCGATCCGACACCGCTCAACGCCTACAACAAGGCTTGGGGCGATCTTGAGATAGCAATAAAAAAAGCACTTGAGCCGGCGGTGATCACACTGTTCCCGGCGCTTATAGCCCTCCTACAAGATGCCACTAGCTTTGTAAAAACCAGCGTGGATGAGTGGAATCGGCTCGTCGACGCAATATCCGCGGCGACCTCTGCGGTCGGCAGTTTTATGACTAGAAGTGCTAGGGCCATTTCCTCTGCTTTGCCCGGCACTGGTGATGCACAAACTGCCGCACCCTTCGCCGCCGGAGGCTACATTCGCGGTCCCGGCAGCGGCACCAGCGACAGCATCCTGGCGCGGCTATCGAACGGCGAGTTCGTGATGCGAGCCGCCGCGGTCGACCGCTGGGGCCCGCAGTTCATGATGGCATTGAACAATCTACGCAACCCGTTCGGCTATGCCGGCGGCGGCCTGGTGCGCCCGCCACGCTTTGCGACCGGCGGCATGGTGACGGCGACGACAGCGGACGGCGTCACGGTTAATCTCAACTTCCCCGGCGGCAGCTTTGCGCTGCGCGGCGACCGCGAGATCGTCGGCGGCCTAACCCGCGAGGCGCGGCGGGCCGGCATGCTCAGCGCCGGCCGCATGGCGGGGGCGCTGGCCTGATGGCGCTGAACACCGTTCTGGAGATATCCGGGCCGGGGATAGCCGACTACTCAGCCCGCGGCGCGACGCAGACGCTCGACCCGATCGATGCGGCGGGCGTCATGGCGCGGACGGTGAATGGCGCGTTGATCGATTTGAGCCCGGCGCAAATGCGGAAATACAAGAGCAGCATCCGGTGCAACGACACCGAGACGCCGGCCCTCGACGGGATCTGGCCGGGCATGCTTCTCACCGTCAATTGCATCGCGGAGCTTGGTTATAAGACGGCCGGCGGTACACCGGGGCGCCCGGTAGTGGCGGGATCGTCGCGCGTCTCGTCGAATTGGACCTATTTCCGGCCGCAGCTCTCGATGCGGGTCGTCAATTACAGCGTCAGCCGCGACGAGTACGGCGCGATGACGGACTGGTCGCTCGATCTGGAGGAAGCGTGATGCTGTTCACTCCTCGTGACCCTATTAATCATTCTCATCGTGCTGGCGCTTTGCTGGTGGGTTCTGTCGATGATCCCGCTGCCGCCGCCGATCGCGCAGATCGCGCAGGTGATCTTCGTGGTTATCGCCGCCATCGTGCTGATCGTTTTCCTGCTCCAGCTTGTCGGCGGCGGGGCGTGGGCGTTGCTGCGGTGAGCCACTGATGCCGGGGCCGTATTATTTCGCCTACTGCAACAACGGCGACGCATTCAATCCGGCCGTCCACAACCGTGAAGACGAGGCCATCACCAGCCTGTCGGTGACGCAATCCGAGGGCGACTTTGCCGGGCTGACGATCGAGGTGATCAATCCCGGCGAGGGGCTGCTGGCAACCGGCCGGCAAGCGTGGTGCTGGCTATCATGGGATAACGGGACGGCAATCGTGCCGCTGTTTCACGGCAGGATCGCGGCGGTTCCCGAGAGCATCGACGGCGAGGCGGTGCGGCTCCTGTTCGCCGCCCGGCCGCTCG